AGAACCATTCCAAGAAAGATTTGATAATTTACTTTGTGGTTACGTTTTTCAGATTGGGATCCTAGTACAAAATGACTTCCAAACTTGTACAATACCAGTAACTCAAGCAGGAGCAGGATATTAGATGTTTAAATTTAGAATATGGAAAATAGAAATACAACTTATACCACCAAAAATAACAATAAAAATATAAAATAAAAATGGCAGACTTAACCGCAACAATAACAGAAGCAGTAGTATTGAATGGAAGCCTTAGAGGTTCTAGTAACTCAATAACAACAGCTAACATAGTAGATGTATATGAAAGAATAGTAACTTGTACACAAGCACAAGATACAATAATAGCAGTTTTTGATACAGCACCATATAGCAGTCCTGGAGCTATTGATAGAGATAATGCTAAATATATTAGAGTAACTAATTTAGACACTACTAATGAAATTGAATTAGCAGTAGTAGGTGTTGCAACTTCTTACATAGTAAGACTTAGAGCAGGAGCTTCACATATTCTTTTTAATGGTGATGATATTATCAAAGGTGCAGGAAGTACAACTATTGTATTTGGAGTTACTGATGAATTAGCAAACCTTGAAGCACGACCAATAGGTGCAAATGATATTCAACTTGAATTATTTGTAGGGCTTGTATAATGAAAACAGATAATATAGAAAGATACTTGGAAAGTTTTGGTAGAAATGTTGTTAAAGATTCTGAAAATCTTTTACACTCAAAAAAGGGTAGTACAGCTTTAGGGAAATCAATAAGATTTAAAGTTGAAACTACACCAACAGGCTTTAGTACTAAATTCTATATGGATGATTATGGAACTTTCTTAGACAAAGGAGTTTCAGGGAATAAAAAGAAACAATCTTTTCAAAACTATAAATTTAAAAATATGTCAAGCCCTTATAGTTATAAAAGTAAAGGGCCTCCTATTGATATACTTTCTAAATGGATTAAAAAGAAAGGAATTAAACCTAAAGGAACTGGAAGAGGAAGGTCAAAAAATACAGGGCAATACATATCAGGATTAGCTTATTTAATAAGTAAGAAAATTAAAAGAGATGGAATTAAAAGTCTGAGTTTCTTTCAAAAACCTTTTGGCTTATGGTATGATAAACTTCAACACGATTTTTTAAAAATATTTAAACAAGATATACAGACTTACTTAACTACATTTTACAGACCATAAAAAATAAAAAAGAATGGCAATAGCAAATTGTATCATAGAACAACATCCAAACGAAACAAGAATGCCAGTTGGGCAGCCTGTAATTTTTGCAGTTTCAAATAATCAAATAGTAGCAAATGAAACAAAAGTAAAATTTATAGCAAATGTCTATATAAGCAATAAGGATCAACCTGTAATGAGTAGTAATGATGATATTGTTGGTAGTTTTAAAACAACACCAAATAATGCAGGGGTTGGAATATTTGACTTTAGTTCTGTAATTGAAAATTATTTAAAAGCTGATAATTTAGCAAGAATAGGAAGTCAATATAAAGAAACAGATACAGGCACACCAACTAACCATCCTATTCATTTAATTGATAAATTTTCTGGTAACAATAATGCAATAAGATATTTTGCAGTTCGCTTTAAATGTGAATTTTTAGGAGCTGATGCAAGCACGCCAAATTTAGTATCAACACCTTCAGGAACTTCAGTTGATACAGATGCGTATAAAATATTTAATGGTTATTTAAAGCATACTGATAAATTAGAGTTAGATGGTGTAAATTTTGGTTTTGATTTTTCACCATTTTATCTTAATAGTTCAAGTGTTAAATTCCTTACAAATGCGCCTGCTATACAATATGCAAATATTAATGATTATGGTACTTTTCCTGTATTCAATAGAGGTGGTGAATGGGAGATAGAAGTAAAATGCTTTGATTCTACAGGTTCACCTTTGCTAAATTTTGATGTACCTAGATCTGTTGCTAATGGTGCTATAGATTATAATAGTGAAATGGGTTTTGAAATACTTTACTTTGGATGCTTTCCTGCTAATTTACAGAATTGGAATAGTTCTTTTAGAGCCTTAGTAGCTGCAGGTACAATACAGGGTGGTTATATTACAGTTCAAGCTGAAGCTATTAATGTGCCTGGCTTTAGTGCTGGAGATCCTCTAACGCAGCTTTACACTATTAATGTAAATTGTGCTAATACTAAAAATTATGAGCCTATACGATTGTGTTGGCTTAATCAGTGGGGTGGATGGGATTACTATACCTTCATTCAGAAATCAAGCAGAATGATTTCTACTAAAGGAAGTACATATAATCAAATTTCAGGAACTTGGAACGAATCATCATATAGACTAAACGGTTTTAAAGGTGGTAAAAAAGCCTTTAGAGTTAATGCTACTGAAAAGATTACAATGAATACTGATTTTGTAAATGAATCAGAATCAGAATGGTTCGAAGAACTTATAAATAGCCCTGAAGTATATATGCTAAAAGGTTATGAAGATATAGTAGAAACTGAATCAGCTTTAATACAATATGTTACACCTGTAACACTTACTACTTCTAGTTATACAAGAAAGACTAAAGCTAATGATAAGTTAATGCAATACACATTTGAAGTAGAAAAGAGTAAAACATTAAGAACACAATCTATCTAATGTCAGTACAATTAATAGTATATCCTCAAAATTATGAAGGTGAAAGCAATCCTCTTCTAACCAGTCAACAAGAATTTATGGTTGATGGTATTAACTTTACTACTATAAATAGTGCTACTTCAACAGATGATACATCTTCTAATTTGGGATATCCTTATGAAGTATTAATATCTACACCACCAGTTGATGTTAATACTTGGTATCGATATAGATACTCATCTTCTGGTTCTTATCCAGTTCAACCTGTAGAAGTAAGTGATAATTTACAATTACATGTAGATACTACATCCTCTAATGTTTTAGGTAATGGAGTTTATCAGAGATTATCAAATTTAATAGTAGGGCAAGTATATACATTTACTATAGAACTGGTTACACCATCTCCTTTAGGTGTTATGATAAATGTAGGTATTTGGAACGCTATTCCAACTCCTATTGAAACTTACACTACAGATTTACTTCCTTTAAGCTCTACAGTTTCTGGTTCTTTTACAGCAACAGCAACTGATAATACTATTAATTTATTTTTATCAAATCCTATATCTTCTGCTATAACTTTAACAATAACAAGTATCTCAATACAAGGTCAAGGAATAACACCTACAGTTCAACATTTAGGTGAAGGGCAAGTAATATGCGACCTTTACGAAGATGAAGATATTCCTTTAACTCTAAGTATTGATAATTTTAAAAATGTAGCTGAGAAAGTACAATCATACTCAAAGGCTTTTAATCTTCCTGCAACAAAAAGAAACAATCTCATATTTGATAATATGTTCGAGATTACAAGAAGTTATAATGGTATTATATTTAATCCCTATATCAAAACACAATGTGTATTAAAACAAGATGGTTTTATATTGTTTCAAGGATATTTGAGAATGTTAGATGTAACTGATAAGGATGGTGAAATAAGCTACAATGTAAACCTTTATTCAGAAGTAGTTGCTTTAGCTGATACTTTAAAAGATAAAACATTTAATGATTTAGGTTTTTCAGAACTAGATCATGACTATAATAAATCAAATATTAAATATAGTTGGAATGATAGCCCTGATACTTCTATTACATATCTTAATCCAAGCACTTCAGGATATAGAAATGCTTATGAAACTGTGCGTTATCCTTTTGTAGATTGGAATCACCAATGGCTAAGATCTACTGGTAGCGTAGGTGTTGCAGGTTATCCTCAATTAGTAAACTTAGAACAAGCGTTTAGACCCTTTGTTCAAATAAAGTATTTAATAAATAGAATTTTTGAAGATACACCTTTTACATGGGAATCTAACTTTTTTAATACAGATAACTTTGCTAAATTATATATGGATTTTAATTTTGGAAATGATGGTATTCCTGTTAATTTTGATACAACTACAAAAGGTGAATTATCTTCCAATAAAACTTTAACTACTTCTTATGCTGTAGTAGATTTTGATGATAATAATTTTTCTACTGAAGCAGGATATAGTTCAGGGGTTTTTTCACCTGTAAATGATGGTACAGAATATGTAATAGATACACTATTGCAAGGTACTACAAATGGTCTTAATTCCTATAATGTAAGATGGAGATTATTTAGGGCTGCAACAGGATTAACAACTTCAATAGATCAAGCAAACCAAACTGTAAATGATGGTACTTATAATCCATTTGGATTTTGGTATTATGCTTCTGATTTTACCAAAACTTTAGATATAGGTGATACATTAAAACTTGAAATAAAAAAAGGTAGTGCGGGAGATATAGTTAGAGTAAGTCAATCAAATAACACAAGATGCATAGCAACTGTTTCAGGTAAAACTGCTTCTATTAATTCAATAGGGCAAACACCTAGAGGTAAACTGAAACAATGGGGTTTTCTAAAAGGGATCATGACAATGTTTAACTTAGTAAGCATTCCAGATGAAGATAATCCAAATAATATAATATTTGAGCCTTATGGAGATATATTCCACATTGATACAAATAGTAGTGATATGTCCGATTTATCTTTAGCTTCTAGAAGTATTCAGCATGACTGGACAGATTTATTAGATGTATCCGAGATGAAACTAACACCTTTAACAGATTTGAATAAAGATACTGTATTTAAATTTGTAGAAGATGATGATGACTATCCTTTTGCAGCTTATAAAAGTGCAGTACAAGGACATTTATATGGAAGTTATTTACATACTGCTTTAACTCAAGCAGGTGGTATTTCTTCAGTATTACAAGGAACTAAAGAAATTGAAGCTGATCCTTTTGCAGCAACAGTATGTGATTCCTTGATGGGCGTATGGAATGATTTTGTAGTTCCAAAAATTTATGCTATGAGTGAAGATGAAACTGAAGGCTTTGACAATAGCCCTAGAATTATGTTTAATAACGGAATAAAAGATACTGGAATTTCTTATTACATTCCTGCACAAAATGGTTTAAATAGCGAGAATCAAGAAAACTTTTTACAATTTACTCATTTAACAGATATACCTACTAGCACAAATACAAACGATTTTAATTTCGGAGAATGTCAATTATTAAATGGAGTAGGTGATTCTACTCCAAACAATCTTTATAATTTATATTGGGCACCTTATTATCAAGAGCTTTATAATCCAAATACAAGAATTATGAGTATCAAAGTTAATTTAAGTCCTTCAATAATTAACACTTTCAAATTTAGTGATACTGTTATGATCAAGAATCGGGAATTTAGAGTGAATAAAATTGACTACAAGCCAAACGACTTAGCAACTGTTGAATTTATACTTATACCATAATGCCTGCAATACAATACATAAAAGGTTTTGATGTAAAACCTAAACGAACAACTTCTTTAGGATATGTAATTTTTACAGATGGAACTAATGAAATTACACCGAATCAATTGCAATGTGAAGCCTATGGATATACATATGATAAAGCTTCAAGAACTTGTAGTGCATATAGATACAGTACAAGCCTACAAAGAGTATTTACTAATTTAAGCAACTTTATAAAAGGACAACAAAACCAAACGCAAAGAAATACAACTAACTCTCTTATAATGGGTGAAAGTAATATGATAGCAGGTGATTCTAGAAATAATGTGATAGTAGGTAATAATAATGAAATTTCTAATGGTGTAAATAATGCTTCAGTATTTGGTAATTATGGTTTAGCTGAAAGAGATGGAGAAACTGTTATCGGTGGTGGGGGTTTTAGTGGTGCAGGTAAAGGTTATGCTCAAAGTTCTACAATAACACTAACAGGAACTACTACAAATGCTACACCTACTAGCCTTTTTGTAAATGGAGATGCAGCAACTACTATTATAGCTAGAGAATCTGGTGTAAATTATATTCAGGGCTTAGAAGCAAATATAATAGGCGTTAGAACTGGTGGTACAGCGGCAAGTGGTGCTGTAAATGATAGGATATTTTTAAGATTAACTGGAATAGTTTTTGAGAAAACACCTACACAATCAGTATCAACTTTAGCAAGTTCTGGTACAGTAACAGGATGGACTTCAGCAATTGGTTTTAGTGTAGATGATATGTTATTTCAAGTAACAGGAGCTGCAAATATGAATATAAGCTGGAGTTGTACATTAAATATTTATCAAATAATAACATAAAGATATGGCAAAAGAAGTATTAGAAATGGAGGTTAAGTCCAATATAAAATCAGTAACTAAAGAAACAGATGCACTTGGTAAAAGTATAGGTAAGGCTAGTAATGATACTAAAGATTTAGATAAAGGATTAGAAGCTACAGGAAAATCAGGAAGTAAAGGGTTTAAAGCAATAGGAACAGCAGTTAAAGGTTTTGGAACAGCGTTAAAAGCAGCAGGGATAGGCTTAATTGTAGCTTTATTTGTTACTCTTAAAGAAGCACTAGAAAGAAATCAAAAAGTAATGAATACTGTTAATACTATTATGAGTACAGTATCAACAACCTTTAATCAAGTTGCAGATGTTCTAACAGATGTTGTTAGTTGGGTAACACAATCAACAGATAGATTTGATGGACTTGGTAAAGTAATGGGTGGAATTGGTACTCTTATTCTTACACCATTTAAAAACACATTTTTACAAATTAAATTAGCAGTTTTAGGTGTACAACTTGCTTGGGAACAAAGTTTTTTTGGTGGTAAAGGTGAAGATTTAGCAAGAATAAATGAATTACAAACTAGCATAATAGAAACAGGAAGTGCTATAAAACAAGTTGGGGTTGATGCTTTAAATGCAGGTAAAGATATAATAACTAATTTTGGAGATGCTGTTGGTGAGATAGGAGCTATGGGAAAAATCGCTTTTGATGGAATTAGTGACATAAGTATAAAAGCAAATATAGAATTAGCAAAGGCTACAACTGCTGCTCAAAATAGCTCTAAATTAGCAGAAGCAGCAATACAAGGTTTAATTGAAAAGAATGACAAATTAGCCGAAACTCAAAGACAAATTAGAGATGATGAAACCAAAACTTTTGCTGAAAGAATAGAAGCTAATAACGAATTAAATAATATTTTAGATAAACAAGAACAAGAGATGCTAAAATTAGCAGATACTAGAGTTGCTTCAGCAGCACTAGAATTGTCTGCAAATAAAGAAAATGTAGATTTACAAGTTGCATATCAACAAACATTAAATGATAGAGCAGGAGTTGAAGCACAAATAGCAGGATTCAGAAGTGAGCAAATGACTAATGAAGTTTCTTTAGATAAAGAATTATTAGAAATAAAAAACCAGTTAAGAGTTGAAGCCTTAGAAGGAATGGCAAGGGAGTTAGAAGAATTAAAAATTGGGTATGATGCACAGGTTGAAATGGCAAGAAAATCAGGTGTTGATATAACTGAAATTACAGCACAATATGAAAAGGAGCAATCCAAAATAAAAATAGCAAATGCTAAGGCTACATCAGATAGTATTAAAACTATAGATGATAAATTAGCAGATACAAAAAAGAAAACGCTTGAGATGGGAGCAGCAGCAGCTATGAAAATTGCAGGAGAAGGTTCTGCTATAGGAAAGTCTGTAGCAGTAGCTATGGCTATTATGAATACAAAAGAAGCGGTTACTGCTGCTTTAGGTGCTAAACCTTACGGCCCTTGGAATATTGCTCAAGCAGTTGCTACTGGTATATTTGGAATGACACAAGTACAGGGAATATTATCTACACCAACTCCTGGTGGAGGTGGAGGTGGCTCAGCAGGAAGTATAGGTGCAGCTCCACAAACCCCTGCACCACAAATGACTTCAGGAGCTTTTGATTTGTCTGGTGGAGTAGCTCCAGATCCTGTCCAGGCTTTTGTAATTACAGATTCCATGACAAATTCTCAGAACCAGCTTGCTAACATAAGAAGAAGAGCAACAATCTAAAATCAAATATAACTAACAAAATTCTATTATATAATATGCCATGCGAAAAATGTGAAAACGGAAAAGTAAAATGGGGAAAGACTGGCTCTTGTAAGTACGATACAAAAGCAGATTGTGAATCAGATAATAAAGATTACTATAAAAAAAATACTATGAAACCAACACCACTAGGAAAAAAGTCGTATGAAGAATACGAGAAAGAATTAAAGGAATTTAATTTAAGTAAAGTTGAAAAAATTGAGTTGGGGTTAATTGATGACCTAGTTAAAAAAAGTAAAAAATCACTAGATACTTTTAGCGGTATTAACGCTTCAGCAAGAAAAGCAGGGCAAATAATAGACAAAGCAGAAACTGAAGCAAAAAAATTAAGTAAAGTTCTTAATCAATTAGAAGATGATTGGGATAAAGTTTTTAAACAAGCCAAAGAATTAGGAGTAACAATAGAAGGTAAAACTAGAGGTTTTGCAGTAGATGTTAGTGCTACAGCAAACACAGTTAGAAATGCAGCAAGTCAATTAGAAAAAGCGTCTTCTATTGTTTATGGTATTGAAGATTAATCTAAAAATCAAATATGAATACAACTAAAATAGTAGAATTAGTAATAGCAGATGATAGTCAAGAACTAGCTATTGACGCTATATCCCTCGTTCACAGCCCTGCAATAGAACAGGACTTTGTATTTTTTGGAAAAGAGAAAAACAACTTGACTTTTGCTAAGGTAGATGAAGAAAAGCGTATGTTAGTTTCTCCTGCTTTAATTCCTAATAAGCAAATCTTTAGATATGACCCTAATACTGATTCAGACTACTATGTTTATTTTAGTCCTGAAACAGTACGTAAGGCTTCTGAGTTATATTTAAAACATAACAACCACCACAAGGCTACTCACGAACATTCTGAGAGAGTTTCAGGAGTTTTAACTGTAGAGAGTTGGATTAAGGAAGGAGATAGCGACAAGTCAAAATTATACGGATTTGATTTACCGAATGGTACTTGGTTCGTAAAAATGAAAATAGAAAATGATGACCTGTGGCAAAAGATTAAAGCAGGAGAATTAAAAGGCTTATCAATAGAAGGTTACTTCACATCAAAATTTGAAAAAATGCAAAAGAAAGAACCAACAACAGAAGAAGTAAGAACTGCACTAAAAGAATTGTTAAGTGTTCAGAAGGTAGAGTTGGGAATGGTAGATGATTTAGTTAAGGACGCTAAAACTTTAAGTTCTAAATTTGAAAAAGCAGTAAAAAACAATATGGCTATTGCAAAGCTAGTTAATGAAAATTTTAAAGAAATGGGTAGTGTTGTAAAAGCAGCTAAAAAAGGATATGGGTTTGTTGCTACTATTGATAAGCAATTTAAAGAGTTAGGGGTAAAGCCAACAAAAGAATATAAAAAAGCAAGTCAAGAAATTTATGATATAGCTGAAGGTAGTGGAGAGCAAATGTTTAAAGACTTAGCAAAATTTAAAGGATTACTATAAAAATATAATATGAAACCAACAACAGAACAAATACTAAGTGCTTTAAATGAAATGATACAAAGCAAAACTGAACTTAAGTCTGAAAAGGTTGAGTTGGCTTTAATAGATGATATTGAAAAATTATTAGATAAAGGATTAGCAGAAAAAAGAAAAAGTGAAAAGATAATAAGAAAAGCTGCTGATGAATTAAGAGAAGGTAGTCAGTTTTTAGCAGATGCAGCAAGTAAAGCACAAAAAGCAGTAAAAGCAGCAAAAGAATTAGGTGCTAAAGAAGCAGTTACTCTTTTTACAGTTAGATTAAAAGAAGCACAAGATTTTCAAGATGATATGTTAAAAGCATCTAATAAAGTTTTAGCAGCAATAGATATACTATAAAATCTAAAAATCAAATAAATAAATAACTATTCTATTATATAATACAAACTTACTATAAATAAAAATTACTATGGATTTAAAAGAAAAAATATTAGTTGCTTTAGGACTTGATACTGAAGTTAAATTAGGTTGGCAAGGCAAATCAGAAGATGGTACAATTTTTGTATCTACTGCTGAAGAATTAGAAAGCGGTGTCGATATAAGCGTACTTACCGAAGATGGCACGACAATTTTATTGCCCGTAGGAACTTATAAGACTGATGATGGTGTTTCTTTCAGAGTAGAAGAAGAAGGTGTTGTTTCTGAAGTTATGGAAAGCGAAACAGAAGAAGAAGATACTACTGAAGAGGTTGAAGCTGCTGAAGAATTAGCTGAAGAAGCTGATGTAGCTGATTGGTCTGGAATGGAAAAAAGGATCGAGAATCTAGAAATAGCGGTTGCAAAATTAAAAGAAGGCAAAGTAGGTGGTGATGATGAGGTTGAAGAAATGACTGAAGAAGTTGTTGAACCACGTTCTACAAGCCCTAAAACTATTACAACAAAAGAAGTAGTAGAATTTTCAGTTGAAGATTTAAAAGCTGAAAACAAAAAATTAAAAGAAGAATTAGCTGCTAGTCCTGCTGAAACTCCTTTAAACACAAATAAATTTAGTTCTGAAAGTAATCAAGTTGCTTTATCTAAAAAAGAACTATCTAAAATGACTAGAAGAGAAAAATACTTATACAATTTATACAATAATTAAAAAAACAAAAAATTATGGCTTTAGCAGTAACTAGTAACTATGAAGGGAAGGCGGCAGGATTTTACATATCCCAAGCACTTCGTCAAGCAACTTCAATGGAGTACTTGACAATGATAGAAAATATAAAATTTAAAAGTAACATACAGAAAATGGATGCTGCTGCAATGGTGCAGGATGCTACGTGTAATGTAAACTTAGCAGGAACACTTACGATGACCGAGGCGGTTCTTACGCCAAAAAATCTAATGGTTCAGAGTGATTTATGCGCAAAAACTTTGCTTTCCAGTTGGGAAGCTTTACAGATGAGAGCAGGAGCAGGAGCACCACCACCAGCATCTTTTGATGACTATGTAATTTCTTACATTGGTGAAGTAATTGCAGACTCTACAGAAAATTCTATTTGGTTAGGAAATGACGCAACAGCAGGACAATTTACAGGATTCGTAACAGGAGGTGCGGTAGGTAGATTAGTTGCAGATGCTACAGTAGTTGATGTGGCTAATGTAGGTGGTGCAGGTACAGCTTTTGCAGCAGGTAACATTATTGAAAACTTACAAAATTGTACAGCAGCTATTCCTACAGCAGTTTATACAAAAGAAGATTTATACATATATATGAGTCCAAAGTCTTACAGACTATACATCTCAGCAATATCTACTTTAGGATATGTAAATGCTTACTCTATGAATGGAGATTATGATGCAGTATTTGAAGGAATCAAAATTGCAGTTTGTACAGGAATGTCAAATGATGTTTTAGTAGCAGCAGAAAAGTCTAATTTATTTTTTGGTACGGATCTTTTATCGGACAGCGTAACTTTAAATTTGCTTGATTTATCACAAATCGATGGAAGCTCAAATATTCGTTTATTGGCTCGTTACTCAGGTGGAACACAAGTTGGTATTGGTGCTGATTGCGTACTTGTATCATAATAATTTATTAATAGAAGCAGGGGTGTAAAAACCCTTGCTACTTTAACTTTTAAAACATAAAAAAACATGGCGTGTGGACTATTAAGCAGGGGACGTGGACTCGATTGTAATCGAATCTCTGGTGGTGTAAAAAAAATATTTTTCTCAGTATATGATGCAGATGTATCTTATACTTATGATGCAACACATCCTTTAGAAATTGATGCTATCGATTGGGATGGTAGTACGATTTATGAATATGTTATGCCTCTTGGAGTAGCTAGTGTTACTGACACTATTGTAGGTAGCCGTGAAAACGGAACTATTTACTACACTCCAACAGTAAATATTATACTTAACAGACTTTCCAAAGAGGATCAAAACGAAATAAAATTATTAGGAGCAACTAAAGTAAGAATTTTTGCTCAATTAAACGAACAACTTACAAACGGACATGATGTATTTATTGCATTAGGGATGTCAAATGGAATGGAACTTAATGCAGGTACTATGGATAGCGGTGCTGCATTCGGAGATAGGAATGGATACACATTGACCTTTGATGGCATGGAGTCAATTCCTTTTGCAATGTTAGAAGATTACACGACAACTCCTTGGGATCAGGCAGGGTTTATTAATGAATCTGGGACTTTCCCAACAACTTCATAATTTAATTAGTAGTTTTTATATATTCTTGATTAGAGGGCTATTTGCCCTCTTTTCTTTTACAACCCAAACAAAAAAGAACTTTTTCTATTATATAGTAGAATGATACAAGCAATAACAGAATCTACATTTTATGCATACATATCTACAGAAGATAATCGTATTGATACTGCCGTGCCTACAGCTCAGATTAGACACTTAGTAAAGTTTATAAATGATATGGATGGCTCTATTCAGTATGCTTATGGCGCAACAGAAACAATAAACAATAGATATACAAAACTTACTTTTAACTATGTAGCTGCTCCAGCAGTTCCAGATTTATGGCTAGGGCAAACAAGGTTAATTCCTTCAGGTTATTATAAGTATGAAGTTTACGAGGTTAGTTGGCAAGCAGCACCAGTCACAGTAGCAGAATTTTTAGCTCCTGCAACAGAAACTGATGTATTGCCTGTAGCACCTTTAATTGGTGTAGTTAAAGGCTTAGTTACAAAAGGTAAATTAAATGTAACAGACAAAGCAGGAACGGCTCAAGTTCAATACACACAAAGACAATCACCAGAATCGACTAATTATATATATTACGGACAATAAATAAAAAACAATGGCAATAGAAAACGTACAACAATTATTAACAGAACAATTAGGAAAGCATAGATGTGATGTTATTACAACAACTGCAATGACTGGCAAAGATTATTATGCTATTCATTTTGTAACTGAAAGCGTTATAGCTTCAATAGCAGCTTCTAATATACAAACAGGCACAGGAAGTGCAGCAGCTTCACTACACACGACTATAGCGGCAGGAACTACTTTATTCCTTCAATGTACAGCGATTACTTTAACGAGTGGATTGGCTATCTGTTACTATGATCAAGTAATATAATGAAAATTTTAAAATTAGGACAAATGCTAGGGGGTTCTAATGCTCCAAGTGCAGCAGGTTTTGAGAATCTTTATTCTTTGCACTTTGATGGTAGTAACTATGTGCAATTTTCAGATAAAGATGTATTTACTATAAATGATTCAGGAGCGAATAGAGGTATGACTTGGAGTGCTTGGGTAAGACCTGATGCTTCTAATAAAGATATATTAACTAAATATGATGGGGGTGGTAAAGAATGGAAGTTAAGAGTAGGTAAAGGTTCTAGGCTTGAACTGCAAATATTTGGAAATGATTCTATTACTATTAGTCAACTTCTAGTAACAGATGTAGTTAATATTATAAATGGTGGTTGGCATCACGTTGCAGTAACCTATAATTTAGGTTCTACTTCTTCATCTTTTGTAGCTTTTGTTGATGGTGTTCAATATTCTCTTGCTCTAGGTAATGCTACCTATAATTCAGCAGGAACTTGGAGTGCTTCTATTAATACTAATGCAAAAATGGTTTTAGCAAACTCTTCTTATGAAGGTAGAATAGATGAAGTAGCTATATTTGATGATGCCTTGCACGGATCTGTAATTGCTTCTATTTATAATAGTGGAGTTCCTAATGATATTTCAGGACTTGATTACTTAATAGGATGGTGGCGAAATGGTGATCCAACAGGTACAGGAGCTTATCCTACTATTGTAGATCAAAGCACAAATAGTAACGATGGAACAATGACAGGAATGGCTTCAGGAGATATTGTAACTGATGTACCTTAAAAAAATAAAATATGAAAGATTCACTTATTAATATCAATCTTGAAACAAGTACCGCTCCAGTAGTAGCTGAAGTACGTGGTAAAGATTGGATAGAATACGGAGATGCTAATGGAGAATGGAGAAACTTATATCCACAATTTCTTATAGACTTATACTATTCAAGTAGTATAACGGCTGCCATTATAAACGCAACAGCAGAAATGATTTCTGGAAAAGATATTATTATTGAAGATGAAGAAGATAGAGATTTAGAAGCTAGAGTAAGACTTCAGCATTTTTTAGATAGAGCAAATTCAAATGAAACACTTCATGAAGTTTTAGTTAAGGCTTCTTTTGACTTTAAATTGCAAGGTGCTTTTGCTCTTAATATTGTATGGTCAAAAGATAGAACACAAATATCAGAAATTTACCATGTTGATGTTTCTAAAATTAGATGTGCAAAGCCTGATGAATTTGGAAAAACTAAAGGATTTTATGTGAGTTCTGATTGGAAAAATACGAGAACAAATAAACCTTATTATGTTCCTGCTTTTAATTCTAATGATAGAACTTCAGCAAATCAAATAATGTACTCAGGACTTTACAGTCCAAATATGAATAGCTATTATACTCCAGATTACGTGAGTTGTAATAACTGGGCTTTAATTGATTCAAGAGTTTCTGAATTTCATCTTAATAATATTAGTTCTGGTTTTTCAGGTAGCTTTATGGTCAATTTTTCAAATGGCATTCCAACTGCTGAAGAACGTAACCAGATAGAACAAAGTTTAGCTGCTAAATTCCAAGGGCAAGATAATGCTGGAAAGCTAATTTTAACCTTCTCAGACGATAAAACAAGAACACCAGAAATAACACCAATAAGTCCTTCAGATTTGGACAAACAATTTTTAGCACTCCAAGAATTACTCACTTCTAACATCTGTTCAGGACACAGAATTACGAGCAAAACTTTAATGGGATTGGATTCTGGTAATGGATTTTCAAGCAATGCTGACGAACTTAATTCTGCTGCTAATTTTTATCATAACACAGTAATTGTTGGATTCCAGAATCAAATATTGAAAGTGTTACACAAAATATTTAAAGTAAACAATATGGATATGCCTGTACAGTTTGTTCAGCTTAAACCTATCACTACTAAATTTACAAATCAAGATCTTGCAGGTGTTTTAACTTCTGATGAAATACGTGAAGAAATGGGCTACGAGCCTTTAGATGTAGATGTTGAAGTTAGAGAGGACTTTAGTAAAGTTGGTATGATAGATGGAAAACCTGTTTTTAGCACAATAGAAGAAGCTGAAGCTCATGCAAAGACTTTAGGGTGTGAAGGGTGGCATACGCATCAATACGAAGGTAGAGCTGCTTATATGGCTTGTAAAGACCATTCAGAAGCTACAGAGCTTTCTAGCTTTATAGAAAAATTTGGTGAAGACATAAACCAAGAATGGGAATTAGTAGAAGAAGAAGTAGTAGATGGCGAACACCAAGATTTTGATTTTGAAAAAACATTAAATGAAATAGCTAATGAAAAAACAGAGTTAGCTTCTATGCCTAAAGCAATACCTAGTAGAAAATCTGAACAAGATGGAATATCTAAAAAGACTTATGATTATTTTAGAGTAAGATATGTTTATTCAAAAGATAATTTCTTAACTAACAAATCAGGAACTAGCAGGAATTTTTGTAAGAAAATGGAGTCAGCTAAAAAAATGTACAGAAAAGAAGATATTGTAAGAACAAAAAGCAATAGTGTAAATCCGGGATTCGGACATAATGGCAAAGATTACAATTTATTTCTCTATAAAGGAGGACCTCAATGTTTCCATTTTTGGAGTAGAAGAATTTTTAAAACAGTAATTGGAGAATCTAGAACTACAAAGATAGAAGATGCTGATTTGATTGGATATACTAAGGCTAAGTCAGAAGGTTTTACTGCTAAAAAGAATGATAAATTAGTAGCAATACCACCAAGAAAAATGAAAAATAACGGATATTATAATTAATCATGTCATACGTACTATTTATATCAGAAAGCAAATTAAAAGATTCTACAGCTTTGAATCTCAATATCGACAATTCTATTTTACTCCCATTTGTACGTGAAGCACAAAAATTGAGAATTGAAACAGCACTTGGTACTGACTTAACCAATCATTTGAAAGATGAAATTATAGCAGGAACTTTAGCAGGAGCAGATAAGATTCTAGTTGATGATTATATTGGAGATTGTTTACCAGGATTCGCTGTGTATCAAGCTATCCCATATTTACGTTTTAAAATGGAAAATGGAAATATTTACTCCAAGACTTCTGAAACTGGAAATGCTTTATCTACAGAAGAAGCTCAACATTTACGAGAAGAAGTTTTAAATACAGCTTCGTACTATCGTGAAAGAATGATTGAATACATATGCAACAATACATCTTTATTTCCTGCTTACTCGACCAATACTGGTGCAGATGTTAGTGCTTCTTCTGAAAATTTCTATAACGGAATGAATCTTGATAGACCTATAGATGGAAATAGATATACTTTGAGAAACGTAATAGGCAATCTTAATTCATGAAAAAGCACTATAAAACAAAACCTAAGAATATAACTAAATTAAAATCCTACTTGGATAAAAAAACTATAAAAAATGACCGACCTAAAAGACACTCTACAAGTAGGGCTAGCTAATGGCGTAGGTATTGGATTCAGTATTATTGATTTCAATGAATACCTTACTCTAATTTCGCTAGTATTAGCGATAGGATTTACAATTTATAAGTTTATGAAATTCAACAAGGATGCCTAAGAAAAAAAAGCTAAATAGTTTAAACCCAATTTACAAACCAGAAGCCATAAAAGATGATAAAGTGCTTAGGAAGTTTATTAAAGAAGTTAGGGGTGTTAAAATATACGCAACCTATTCAATCTAATTTGGATTCTATCAATCTTCTTCTTATTCGAGATACATTTACAAAAGAATCAACCATTGGAGAGCTTTTCTTAAATGGCGAAAGGATGTGCGATACCTTAGAATTACCATGGAAAGATAATAATAGAAATATATCTTGTATTCCTGAAGGTGTTTACAAGGTCAGATTAAGACTACCAAGAGAATCAGCTACTAGAGATTACTTGCATCTTTTAATTCAAGATGTGCCAAACAGAAATTTTATACTTTTTCATCATGGAAATTATGCTAGAGATAGCAAAGGATGCGTATTGTTGGGTATGGGATCTAAACAAGACTTTGTTGGAAACTCTGTTTTAGCAATGGATTTACTTATCAAAGAAATCATAAATTTGGGTGGAACAAATATTAATTTAATAATCAAAAATAAATAATCATGAAAAATTTTTTATCAAAGTATTTAATCGGACAAATGTTTAAGTCTAAAAAGTTCTGGTATGCTGTAAGTTCTGTAGTAGTACCTGCGTTAGTTAAATTTTTAGGTGTAGATGTTGAAACTGCTAACAATCTATTTATAGCACTCCTTACTTTATGTGGCGCACAAGGACTTGCAGACGTTGCTAAAAAATAGTTTGGCACAAGAAGGAAAAAGACTAAGACTGTCCTCTGAAGAAGTTGAGATAATCAATGAGTTCAGAGGTCAGGACTTAGCAAACATTAATGGCAATACTGCTTTAGATATACACCTTAAAGAAAGAGGAATAGATAAAAGTGATATTGTAAGTGTTAAGCATTGGCAAAATATGTCTGGCGATTTACGATTCTCTATAGTTACGAAACAGCAATACGGAACGGATCAAAATGATTTGCTTGAAGATATTAAAAGTCTTATAGAAAAACATTCTCCAGAATATCCAAAAATTAAAAGAACTCAAGGTGAACATTTATTAGTAATAAACCCTGCTGACATTCATATAGGCAAACTTGCAGTAGCTTTAGAAACAGGTGATGAATATAATACTGAGATAGCCTACAATAGAGTTTTAGAGGGTGTTACAGGGCTTATAAGCAAAGCTCAAGGGTTTACTATAGATAAGGTATTATTTTGCGTAGGGAATGACATTTTACATATTGATAATGTTTACAATACAACTACAGCAGGAACTCCACAAGATGCTGATGGCAAATGGTGGCAACACTTTGAAGTTGCTTTAGAACTATATGTTAAATGTGTTGAAATTCTTAGACAGGTAGCACCTGTAGATATTGTACACTCTATGAGTAACCATGACTATCAGAGTGGATTCCATTTAGCACATTCATTGAAGGCTTGGTTTAGAAAAGCTGATGATGTTACATTTGATATATCAGTAGCACATAGAAAATATTATAAGTATGGCTTAAACCTTATAGGGCTTGAGCATGGTGATGGTGCTAAAATGGATAAGCTACCAATGTTAATGGCTAATGAAAAACCAAAAGAATGGTCTGAAACAAAATACAGATATTGGTATCTACACCATATACACCATAAAGTTAAATATAAATGGTTAGATGCAAAAGATTTTATAGGTGTAACTGTTGAATATATGCGTTCACCATCTGGAACTGATAGTTGGCATAATAGAAAAGGATTCACAGGAGTGCAAAAAGCAGTAGAAGGATTTATACATTCAAAAGAATCTGGACAAATAGCTAGGCTAGTACATTATTTTTAATGGATAAAAACCCAACAGTCAAAGTCTTTGTAATTTATATGCTTATTATCTTAGTAGTAATATTGCTTAATTTATAGCACCCTTTAGCCTTTTAAGGCACTTTCACATCTTTTTAATAGTAATATACTAGACAAGCTATAAAGTTTGTCCTAGATACAAATACATAAATTGTTAATAACTCTTATAATAACTTTGTTGAAAACTAATTTATATTTATATCTTTGCCATAAGTTTAATTAAAGAAATATATATGAAAACAAACTTTAAAATGTTAGAAGCTACAAATAAGCAAGAAGCTATTATATCAATTGTTGATGTACTTACTAACCGACCACTATGGATAAACAAATGCACAAGCGACTTATTTGCAGTTATGGACACGCTTTCAGTAAAAACTGCAGAAGTGCTACTTTATCAAATTAGATTTGAGCAAGTTAAGAATTTATTTATTGAATTAAAAAAAGAGTATTATAATTCAATTGACTGGGGTTCTAAATTTTAATAATATGAAAACTGAATTAAAATGTGAAGACTACTACTTTTATCCTAATGGAGAATATAAATCATTTTCTAAATGGGATAGTCAACTTTATTGTTTCGATAATGACTGCAATCAAATCAGTACAGCGGTTCGGATATTCGGTACTCAAAAACAAATAGATGCAGCCTTTCAAGATATATGCACTTTAACAAAGCAGAACCTTGATGAATGTTATACTTATGAAATTGAAAAAAAAGGTTCGTTTCATTACAATAAAGAACACAATAAAATAATTGCTAAAAAGCTTGAGCAATACAAAGAAGCATATAAAATAAATAAAAAAGCTTTAATCTTAAATTTGAAATAATGTTAAAAGTAAACAGATACACAAGAGCAAGTAAGTATGATGGGAAAGCAATATATTGTCCTAAATGTAATGCTTCTAATAAAGTATATCACTTTTGTTGGTCAGCAATTACTTGTGGGGGGTGCAAAGAAATGATAGATAAAACAGATTGGAATTTAAAAAAAACTAACTAACTATATAAAGTTAAAATAATTTTATATTTTTAACAAAACTATTAACTAAATTATTAAATATGAAAACAATTAACATTCACGGAAAACAGTATGTAGAAGTAAAAGAAAGGATTAAGCACTTCAGGGAGCATTTTAAAGATTGGTCTTTAACTTCAGATCTTTTAGAATTAACAGACGAAAGGTGTGTCATTAAAGCAACAATATCAAATGAGCAAGATAGAGTTCTTGCTTCAGGAATTGCTTATGAAACTAAAGGAAGTTCTTATATTAATAAGACATCTTTTGTTGAGAATTGCGAAACTTCAGCTTGGGGTAGAGCTTTAGGAAATCTAGGAATAGGAGTAGAAACTTCTATTGCAAGTGCTGAAGAAATACAATACGCTAAGGCACAAGATAAACCTAAAAAACTATCTAAAAGCAAATTAGATGATGGTCAGTTACAGGCTATGATAGTTGCTATTGGTGAAGGTAAACAAGAAACAGTAAAAGAAAGGCTGCCAAAATATAAGCTAACAAAGAAACAGCAGAAAACAATAGATGACCTTTTATCTGCTGATAAAAAAGAAGAAGAATTTAACGGAGTCTCAGGAATTATAGATGAATTAAATTCAATAGAAGTACCAACAGATTTTAAAAAGAGTAATAATTAAATAAATAAATAAAAATGAAAATTACAGGAAAATTAGTACAGAAATTAGAAAGAGAAACAGGAACAAGTAAATCTGGTAAATCTTGGGAGAAACAATCAATACTTGTAGAACAACTAGGAACTGACTACAACAAGGAAGTAGTTATAAGTTTCTTTGGTGATAAGATTAAAAACCTTAGAGATATTGAAGAAGGCTCAGATGTTAGTGTTTCAATCAACTTATCATCAAGAGAATTTAAAGGAAAATATTATCACAATATTCAGGGGTGGTTTGTTGCAAAGCTAGGTGAAGAAACAGTAGCACCTACTAATGATGATATGCCATTCTAATGACTACAGAAGATAATTTTATAAGTATTTGCAATCTTACTACAAGTGTATTGGGATTGCCTAAAGGTTCACTATCTACAAAAAGCAGAAAAACAGAGTTGCAAATACCTAGAATGGTAGCTAGTATGATAGGAAGAATAGAAGAGCATATTACACATACTGTTATAGCTAAAGTTCTTAATAGACATAGGGCTTCAATATACCATTATGCAAAATGTCATCAGAGCAATTATAGTTGGGAAAAATATCGAGATACTTTTAATAAAGTTTATATGGCATACAAACAAATTGAAGAAAGTAAAAAAATATTTTTTGACAAATATTATATGAAGAATTATTTGCTTAAAAATGGAGTAAAAGAAAATGCTAAGAATGAAGTAAACATTATGCTAAAGTCAGGTAGAATTGGTGTTATTATAAAAACTTCTTACATGGATTTCTCTAATCAATTAGAAAATATTAAGTTTGCACTACGAGATTATAAATATCAAATGGAAATTTTATGACAAAGCCAAGCTATTATGCTATTATTCCTGCTGAAGTAAGATATAACAAAAACTTAACACCTAATGCTAAACTTCTTTATGCAGAAATAACGGCACTATGTAATATGAATGGTAAATGTACAGCTTCTACTCAATACTTCTGTAGTCTATATGAAGTCAGTAGGTCTTCAGTTCAAAACTGGCTTAAATTATTAGAAGATAATAAGTTTATAATTAGAGATGTAAAATATAAACAAGGTAGTAGAGAAATTGAGTCAAGGCATATTAAATTAGTGGACAAACCTAAGCTAAAAATATCTACAGATAATACTAATACTAAAGTATATACTAATAATAATCTTACAGATAGTAATAGTAAGGCTCTCTTTAAAAAACCAACATTAGATGAAGTTAAAAATTATTGTATCTTACGAAAAAATAATATAGATGCAGAATCATTTATTAGTTTCTATGAATCTAAAGGTTGGATGATAGGGAAAAATAAAATGAAAAATTGGAAACAAGCAATTGTGACTTGGGAAAATAGAGAAAAGAAGAAACCAAAAATACAAACTATGAGTAAGATACATCAACATTTACAAAAGAATTTAAACGTAAAAGAAAAATTAAAACAACAATTTAAAAAATGAGACCTATAAAAACAATGTCAAAACAAGATCTGATATTATGCTCAGTAGATTTAGTAAGTAAAACTTATGTAGAATTAGGACAAAATAATGTAGAAGAAGAAACTATCGAGCAAATGTCAAAAAGTCTAGCTAGTGATTTATTTAGGATGTACAAAAATTTTTACTTTGAAGATGCAGAAAAAGCTTTTAATTTAGGAGTAAGAAGCCCTATGAAAAGTGATTTTGTACATTTAACTATACCTCTATATATAAAATGGCTAAGACAGCATATAGATTTAATTTGGGATGCAAGATCAAGAGTAGATAAAGGAGAAGATCCACGACAAGTGCCTAATTATAGACCAGAACCAAAACTATTAAAATGAAGATACTAACAGCAATTTGGTTATTAATAATAATAGCCTGTATTTTAGAAGGAATATTTTGTACTAAATTTGAAGAAGAATTATGAAACTATATAACCCAGATAAATGTAACTCCTTTGAAATGATGTTTGGATTTCTACAGCCTTCACCATATAAAATTTCAAATCGTTATATAGATAAAAGAACCAAAAAATACAATAATCAAAGAAAATATGAAAACAAGAGAAACGTCAATAGCGTGTTATAATAAAATTAAAGAAGATGGTTTATTATCTACAAGAAGATTAGAAGTATATGAAGCAATATTAAAAAATGCACCTTGCACAACTAATGAAGCATTAAAAGATGTTTATTCAGGTTCTCATGGTGTAGGGTCAAGGACAACTGAATTAAGAGATGTCGGAGTTATTTATGAAAAAGATGTAAGACCATGTAGAGTTACAGGAAGAAACGTAATAGAATGGGATTTAACAGATAAGTTACCTATAACTTTAAAAAATAATATTAAAACAAAAAAACAAAGAACTGATAATGCTTTAAATTCCTTGCGTGAATTATATAAAAATAAAAATACTTGTACTAATATTGATTGGCAAAGAGTAGCTGATTTGATTAAGAGTATATGAAGAAAACAATTAGTAAATTAAAAAAAGAATTAGATAAGTATTTTAGTCTTTTTATTAGACTTAGAGATTCTAATGAATTTGGAATGGTACAATGTTTCACTTCTGGCAGGGTTTACCATTATAAAAGCATCCATGCAGGGCATTTTATGTCAAGAAAAAGATTATCGACACGGTGGTGTGAATGGAATGTACAACCACAGTCAGCCGCAGATAATTTATTTGGTCAAGGGGAACAATATAAATTTGCTTTAAATTTAGATGCTAAATATGGTGAAGGTGTAGCTGAAGAATTACAAATAAAATCACGACAAACTTTAAAAATGACTAGAGTTGATTATGAAGATAAAATCAGTTATTACAAAGCCCTTGTTGAAAAGTTAAAAAAAGATAAAGGAATTGAGTAACCTTTTGTTATAGCTTTGCGTATGCAACAAACGATTTACGCAAATGAGAAACATAAACAAGCAATAGAAACTTATTTGTTAATGTGTAAAGAGTTTGCAAAAGAAACTAGCACAAAGGCAAGATACAATAATTATTTAGAAGTTATAAGCTTAATTTTGGACTATCATAATTCTTACGGATCAGGAAACAGAGAGAGTGGAAACTTCTTCGACTGGCTTATGATAATTCCTATTAATGTATCAGTAGCAACAAATGGTTACTTTGCAGCTTTAGAAACTAAAAGCAATGCAGCAATACTAAGAGCATATAAAGTAGTCTTGGATGAAATGCTACAAGAAACAGTAGATAAAATAGATTCTATAAGTCCAGATGATGACTGAGATATATTTAGAAATATCAAAACTATCTGATAAGTTTAGGACTATGGCTTATGGTCTTACAACTGATAAGAATAAAATAGATAATGCTGTTCAGGAATTGATGTTGTATTTTTTGCAACAAATGAATCAAAAAACATTAAAGAATATATACGAAAAAGATGGAATTGAAGGGATTACAAAGTATGGAGCAGTAGCTCTTAAAAGGTCTTTAACAAGTACAAGATCTAATTTTTATTATAAGTATGAAAAGTTTTATACACATATTGACAGCAATTGTTATAATAGTAGTTATACCGCTAGTAATGATACTATGGCATACAGCTATGATAATAATAAAAATATTGCTAACATTCCAAATCAAGAAGTAGATAATTACAAATGGACAAAGCTAGAAGAAATTGATAAGCAGCTTGATAAGTTAAATTGGTACGATAGGGAATTGTTTAAGTTATACTATTACAAATCGAATACATTAGATTCACTTGCTGCCAAGACTAAAATAAGTCGTAACAGCCTTTTCACAACAATAGACAAAGTCAGGGATATATTAAAAAACAAACTTAATGAATAAATTCTTTGTGCCAGATGAAGTGTATCAAGATAGAATTTCTATTTGCAAAAGTTGTGTTTATTATTTTAAGCCAACTGGCACTTGCAAAGATTGTGGATGTTTCATGAAATTGAAGGCACGTCTTGCACCTATGTCTTGTGGACAAAAGAAATGGCAAAAAACAACTGAGATAGAAACTCCAGATGATTTACCACAAGAAATGATAGATGAAGTTTTAGATATGTGGAAAGACTTAAAAACAGGAAAAGCAAAAGATCAAGCAGCTAAAAAACGAATGATAGAAACATATAATACAATATTCATGACTAATTATAGTGTAGGTACAAATTGCAGCTCTTGTTTATCTACTTGCTTTGATGGAATAAAAAAACTATATAAAAAATATGCAGAATAAAAGAACCTACAAAACAATAAAGTCTATACTAAGACACCATATAAAATGCAATGTTAGAAGTATTTGGACTTATGAGGATGATAATTTCACAAGCGTATATGAAAATTATAGTGGTGATTCAAGAATATATACACCACAACAAATGCTTAAATTTATAGATAAACTATGTTTGCAATCTTTATAGGAATAACAATATTTGCTTTAGTATTAACTATATGCTTAACAATAGTTGAAGATAAAAGGAAAAAATATGAAAATAAACAATTAAAAAATAACTTAAAAAAATTTGACAATGCCAATAGACTATAAAGAAACAACAGAACCAAGTTATTACTCGGGAACTAAATATGGATATTCAGCAAGAAAAGTAGTTGAAGATTTTGATCTTTCATATAATTTAGGAACTGCTGTAAGCTATATTTTAAGAAGTGGTAAAAAAGATGGAAACCCTGCTGAACAAGATATACAGAAAGCAATTAATCATTTACACTTTGAACTAGATAAACTATTTGAAAATAGTAAAATAAAAACTGGAGGTTTAGCACAATGACATTATACAAGTGTGAATGTGGCAAAGAGTCAAAAGAAATAAGCAAAGCTACTATAATTTATAATGAAGGTAAATGGGTAACTAAGGAAGCTTTATGTGGATGTGGCAAATATATGGATAGTAAACCTAAAGATGGGATGCCTAGCCTTAAGCGTACTGAACCTTCATTAAGTAAAAGACACGAAAAACTATGGGCAGGTGCAAAAGAAAAGCTAGTAGGTGAAAGAGGAATAAATGAATCTTTTGATTAGTGAATTTCGTAATTAATAATAATCAAGATAAACAAAGTCTTATAAATTATCTAAAGGAATTAAAAAGCAATTACATAGTTAGTGTAAAGAAACAAAGAAACAATAGAAGTAATATGCAAAACAATTACTATTGGGCTTGTATAGTACAACCATTAGGGGATTCACTTGGTTACTTTCCAGATGAAATGCATGATGCTTTAAAAGTAAAGTTCTCAAGTGAGTGGCAAAGCATAGAAGTAAACGATAAACAGATAGGACTGCAAACTGTAAATAGTACAGCTAGAATGAATACAAAAGAATTTGAAGTATATGCTGACCAAATTAGGATATGGGCTTTAACTGAACTAGGAATCAGGCTAATGCTTCCAAATGAATACGAATAATTTCTATTATATAATATGGAAACAGAACAAAAGAGGACACAGGAAGGAAAAAAGAAGCTACTAGCGGCACTAGAGATGTCATTAGGTATAGTAACAGAAGCTTGTGAAAAAGCAGACATTACAAGAAGCCGACACTATGCTTGGATGCAAAGTGATGAAGAGTATAAGAAAGCAGTAGATGATATTGATAGTAAGTTTATAGACTTTGCCGAAACAAGTCTAAAGAAACAAATCAAGGAGGGCAACACAACTGCAACTACTTTCTTTTTAAGAACAAGAGGAAGAAGAAGAGGTTATAATGAAAAGCAAGAAATAGATTTAACTTCAGGAGATGAAAGAATAAAAATAAATATCAATCTTGGAGATTAAGCCTGAATTTACTAAGACTCAAAAGGAATGTCTAAAATACTTATTTGATAATAAGACTAAAGAAGTATTATTTGGCGGTGCAGCAGGAGGTGGTAAATCTTGGGTGGGTGTAAGTTATTTAATCTTGATGGCTCTTCAATATCCTAAGACTAGATACTTAATGGGTCGTTCTAAATTAGATGCTTTAAAAAAGACTACATTAAATACTTTCTTTGAAGTATGTACAGCATGGAATTTAAAAGCTATTAAAGATTATACCTTTAATGGATCAAGCAATGTAATAACCTTTTACAATGGCTCTGAGATAATATTAAAAGACTTGTTCTTATATCCAAGTGATAGGAACTTTGATAGCTTAGGTTCCTTAGAAATAACATCAGCTTTTATAGATGAAGCAAATCAAATAACTGAAAAGGCAAAAAATGTAGTAGCTTCAAGGCTTAGATATAAGCTAGATGAAAATGATTTAATTCCTAAGATGCTAATGACGTGCAACCCTGCTAAGAACTGGGTTTACTCTGAATACTACAGACCTGCAAAAGATAACACTATAAAACCCTACAGAAAGTTTATACAATCTTTAGTGGGTGATAATACCTATATTTCAAAGCACTATGAAACTCAGTTGTTTCAATTAGATGAATTAAGTAAACAAAGACTTCTATTTGGAAATTGGGAATATGATGTAAGCAATGATAACTTAATTGAATATGATGCAATACTTAGCCTATTCAATCAACAAGGAATAGATGGTGATAAATACATAACTTGTGATGTGGCACGTTTTGGAGCTGATAAGACAGTTATAATGCTATGGCAAGGGCTACACCTTAGATATGTTAGAACGTTGCTTAAATCGGCTGTAAATGATGTTGTGGATGAGATTAAGAAGCTACAACAAGAGAACCAAGTAAACCTTACTAATATTATAGTTGATGAAGATGGTGTTGGTGGGGGTGTTAAAGATTATTTAAGGTGCAAAGGCTTTACTAATAATGCAAAGGCTTTAAAGAGTGAAAACTATCAAAACTTAAAAACCCAATGCTATTACAAATTAGCTGATCTAATTAATAAAGGTCAAATAGGTATAAGTTGCTCGGATGTTAATGTAAAGAATTACATAATAGAAGAGTGCGAACAAGTAAGAACAAAGGATGCTGACAAAGATAATAAGCTACAAATAATACAAAAGGAAACAGTCAAATCTATATTAGGTCGTTCACCTGATTACTCAGATGCTTTAGCAATGAGAATGTATTATGAAATAGATAACAATTTTGGGAAGTATTTTGTACACTAAACTAAAAACAACTAATTTCTATTATATAGTATGAAAGTCAAAGTAAAGAAGGATGGCAAGACTAAAGAATTTAAGCTAATAAGTAAATGGTCAGATGTTACGCTTGAAAAATGGCTTAAACTTATAGACTTTCAAGCAGGGAGCAAAACAAAAGAAGCAAAAGAAACAATAGCAGCTTTGTCAGATATACCTAAGCAATTAATAAAAGAGCTTAGTATAAAAGATGTAGCAGTTATAATGAGTAGGATAGCAGAGTTACAACAGCAACAAGATAGTTCTTTAAAAAAAACAGTAAAGATAAATGGTATTAAATATGGATTCCATCCAGACCTTGACTCAATAACTTTAGGCGAATATGCAGATATTGAAACTCTTATAAAGAATGGAATAGAAACTAATATGCCAGAAATGATGGCAATTTTATTTAGACCAATAATATTAGAAAAGAATGGAGTATATTCCATAGATGCTTATGATGGTGATATTAGGATGAGAACTGAAGAAATGAAACAAATGTCAGCAGAACAAGTTCAAGCTGCCCTTTTTTTTTTCTACAATTCAGGGAAAAAATTGTCAATGATTTTGCAATCATATTCGATGGATCTGCTAAAGGAAATGAATCAGCAATTGCCTCAGAATCCTTTGCCGAAAAGTGGAACTGGTTCGGAGTTTTCTATCGGCTCACAAATGGAGAAATTGTAAACTTGGAAAGAATAACAAAACTTAGCTTATTAGAATGTTTAACATGGCTAAGTTATGAAACAGATTTAAACTCACAAAATAAAGTAAAACATGGCAGTCAGCAATAAGACATATAACAACGTAATCAATACACTTTTAAGACTCGGTGAATATCACGAACAAATAAGCACAACATCTGTTGGCGACATTTGGGAAATTAATCTCGAAAAGATGCAAAAGATGCCTTTGCTTCATATTAATCCAACCTCAGTAGAAACAGGAGATTCTACTTTAACTTACAATTTCCAAATCTTTATTTGTGACTTAGTATCTGAAAAAGAAAATTGGACACAAAATAATGCAAATGCTAAATTTACAAAGCTAGTAAAGACATTAAGTAATGAACAAGATGTATTTAATGAAACACTACAAATTGCAACAGACTTTATAGGTATGTTAAGACATTCAGAAAGACAATCTTTAAGAGGTGTAAATGATATTAATGCACCTATCTACTTTACACAAGATCAGTTTACTTTAGAAC